GCACGTTTCATGCCAACGTATCGCGCCAAACTTTGGGATGGTAAAGCCAGACTGTTCAACATTTGGACAAAAGAACTCTACGTTGGCCTATTACCATATCTCAGAGAGTTTGCAGAGAGACTAGACTACACCGTAGATGTTGACATGGAACGCATCGGTGACCCAGTTACTATAGAAGATGTGCAGAAGTTCGCGGAATCTTTGAACTTACATAGTCAAGATAAACCGATTGAGACTAGAGACTATCAGTTAGAAGCGGTTAAATATGCTATTCGTATCGGTCGCACACTGCTACTATCACCTACCGCATCTGGTAAGTCGCTCATCATCTATCTGCTAATGCGATATCACCAGCAATTTGGTCGTAAGCAGTTGATTATTGTTCCTACCACTTCACTCGTAGAACAAATGTATAAAGACTTTCAAGACTATGCATCGCACACCGAGTGGTACGTATCTCAGAACTGCGCCAAGATTTACGCTGGTCATGAAAAGTCAAACGAAGCCTCTATTGTTATCTCCACTTGGCAATCTATCTACAAGCTACCAAAAAAATTCTTTGATGAATTTGATGTAATCTATGGCGATGAAGCCCACTTGTTTAAAGCAAAGTCGCTGACATCTATCTTTGATAAATGCGTCAATACAAAGTATCGCATCGGTACCACCGGCACATTAGATGGAATGAAGACCCATAAACTTATTCTTGAGGGTCTGTTCGGTAAGGTAAAGAAAGTTATCTCTACTAAGGAACTGATGGACCAAGGCTCAGTGGCTGACCTTGATATTCACTGTATTCTTCTGGACTATACGGATGAGGAAAAGAAGGCTCTAAAGACCTACACGTACCAAGAAGAAATGGACTGGCTGGTTACACATCCCAAGCGCAACAACGTGATTAAAAACCTTGCTACCACCCAGAAGGGTAATACGCTTGTTCTATTCCAGTTTGTTGAAAAGCATGGCCAAGTTTTGTATGACCTAATCAATAACAAGGTTGGAGATAATCGCCAAGTTTTCTTTGTCCACGGTGGCACAGATACGCAACAGCGTGAGGCGATTAGAGATATCACGGAAAAAGAAAAAGACGCTATCATCATAGCGTCCTACGGCACGTTTTCAACGGGTATAAATATAAGAAATCTTCACAACGTTATCTTTGCTTCACCCTCTAAGTCTCGCATACGAAATCTACAGTCAATTGGTAGAGGACTTCGAAAGGGTACCGACAAGACAATGTGCAGACTATTTGATATCGGTGATGACCTAACATGGAAGAGCCGAAAGAACTACACTCTTTCTCATATGGTGGAAAGAATTAAGATATATAATGAAGAAGGTTTCAACTACAAACTAGTGAGACTACAGCTATGACAGACGTGACCGTCCTAAGATTAAAAAATGGCGAAACACTGATAGCAAGTGTTCGCCTAGCCGATAATAATAATTATTGGGTAGATGATCCGATTTCCGTTATTGCGGTTCCGGTCACCCATGAGGGGATAAACGGAGAAACGTTTCTCTTGAAGCCATGGATTGGAATTTCACCAGACAAAAGTTTTCTTTTAAGTGCGGGGGAGATACTTACCTCTGGTTCACTAAAAGAAAATCTGCTACAGCAATATCTCATGTATATCGGGAACGATACGCCTGAGCCAATAGATGACATCGATGACTTTGATGAGATGGAAATGCTTCAAGCAAGAATACTAAGAAGCAAAGGATTACTTAATTGATTCATTCTTGAAGAGCTACACTCTTCTTATACCACAAGAATCACCAGTTGTAAATACTTTTTTTGAATAAAAATGTTGCTATATATAAAAAAATGTAGTATAACAGATTATATCATGAGGGAGGTCCCAATGGCCAAGAATAAAAAAAATAATGTCCACTACGTAGATAATGCTTTGTTTCTAGAAAAGATTACGGAGTATAGAGAAAAGGTTTTGGCTGCTAAAGCTGAACCCGACTATGACCGTAGTAAGAAGCCTCGCGTACCTAATTATCTAGGAGAATGCTTTCTCAAGATAGCGAATCACTTAGCATATAAATCAAACTTCATCAACTATACTTATCGCGAGGAAATGATTCTTGATGGAATTGAAAACTGTATTACTTACATCGATAACTTCGATCCTGCTAAGTCTAGGAATCCCTTTGCTTACTTCACACAGATTACGTATTATGCCTTCTTACGCCGTATTGCGAAAGAGAAGAAGCAACAAGCAGCCAAGTATCGATACATCCGTAATCTAGATGTGCATGATTTAATCACGCAGGACCATGACGGCGGTGATTATGGCAACGAGTTTATTGACTATCTTAAAAAGACAATTGACCTGGTAGAAGACTTTGATAAGCCAGCAGAAGTCAGTAACATTCCTAAGCGCAGACCAAAATATCTGGACAAACAAAAAACTGTTGACTCTGGACTAGATTTAGAGTAATATGTAAATATCACTTCTAATTGAAAGGTACATTTATGGTTGATTCTCCTAAAGTTAATACTGCTGTTAAGTTTGTTTCTGATAACTGGTTCTCCCTATTGATGCTAGGCGTTGTTTCTACCGCTGTGATTTCTGTTGTTACTAGCGTTGCCGGTCATCGCGAAGAAGTTCGAAACATTTCGGTTCAGAATGCTGGGTGCATCTATCTTGAATCGTCTAAACTCGGCGAAGGTCAGCACTACATGATTTGTAATGGCCAAATTACATTGAAGCGCCTTCAAGAAGGCGAAGAGCTTGATCCCGAACAGGCGCTACAGGAAGCTATTCCTGATGCCACAAATTCTGCAACCCCTACGTTGGTTACAGATAAAAAATAAGGTGTAATATGACTAAGGAACTAATTGTTCCTGCAATCGTCCAGCAGATGGTCGATACTATGCAGGACAAGGCAACGCCGTCTAATATCAGACATAACTATATGGTGACGGTAGAAAATATTCGTGACTACTGCGATAAGGCATTATCACAATATGCAAAAGAGAAGCGTAAATGAAAGTAACTGATCTTAATACCGTTCATGTAATGATTGACTTGGAAACTCTTTCGACAAGAGCCAACGCGACCATTCTTTCTATTGGTGCTACCAAGTTTACTATCGGTGAAGGTATTATGGATAAGTTCTACTGTAACATCGATGCTAAATCTTGTAAGACCGCAGGGCTTCACGTTGACAAGTCTACTATTGATTGGTGGATGCAGCAAAGTGCCGCGGCTAGAGATGCTCTTCTTGTCGACCAACTGCAACTCGTGGACGCACTACAAAGTTTCACTGACTGGATTGGTAGAGACAAGGTAATGCCGTGGGGCAACGGTGCTTCGTTTGATATTACCATTCTGGAGTCTGCATATGCCGCGGTAGCTCTGCCGTACCCTTGGCGCTTTTATAACATCATGTGCTATCGCACCGTTATGAATCTTATGGGCCTTAGCAATGCTAAGATTCGTGCAGCCGAAAATGACACGCATCACCATGCGCTTGATGATGCAATCAGCCAGACTAATACTTTACTTGGAATTCTAAAGTCATGAAAATTGCGTTGATTACAGATACTCACTTCGGTGCTAGGTCGGATTCCATTCCGTTTGACAACTTCTTTGCGAAGTTCTACACAGAAACATTCTTCCCTCATCTGGAACGGGAAGGCATCAAGACTATTATTCATCTTGGTGATGTTTTTGACCGCCGCAAGTTTATAAATTATAATACGTTGAAGAAATGCCGAGAGTATTTCTTTGACAAAACCAGTGATTTGGGCATCGACGTTCATATGATTGCTGGTAATCACGATACTTTCTTCAAGAATACTAATGATGTAAACTCTCTGGACCTTCTTCTCCGTGAGTATGAGAACATCATTACATATTCAGAAGCAGAAGAAATCAGATTAGACGGAAAGAATCTACTGCTTGTTCCATGGATTTGTTCTGGTAATTATTCAGAAACTATGGAGGTAGTAAAGAAAAGCAATGCACAAGCAGTATTTGGACACTTTGAGTTTTCAGGTTTCGAAATGTATCGTGGGCATAAAAATGACCACGGAATGGACACTGTTGACTTTGATAGATTTCCTCTCGTTTGTAGCGGTCATTTTCACCATCGTAGTCGTTCTGGCAATATTGTCTATCTTGGTAATACCTATGAGTTTACTTGGAATGACTATAATGATCCAAGAGGCTATCACATCTACGACACGGAAACTAACGAGGTAGAATTCTTTGAGAACCCATTTAAAATCTTTCATAAAATCTATTATGATGACACTACTGGTGACCCTAGTTGGCTTGATCTTAGCGCACTTGTGGGGAGTTGCGTTCGGTTAGTTGTCGTAAAGAAAACCGACTTCTATAAGTTTGACCGCTTTGTAGATAAGTTATATGACCTAGATCTAATCGAACTCAAAATCATTGAAGACTTTTCTGAATTTGAAACGGAAGCAATGGACGATGAAGAAATGAACGTAGAAGATACTATGACCGTTCTTTCTGATTTCGTTGATACTATTCAAACCGACTTAGAAAAAAATCGAATTAAAAATATTCTCCAAGAACTTTATGTCGAGGCACAGAACGTTACTGTATGATTATTTTCAACACAATTCGCTGGAAGAACTTTCTTTCAACTGGCAACCAGTTCACAGAAATCAAGCTAGACCGTTCACCTAACACTCTGATTGTCGGTGAGAATGGTGGCGGAAAGTCAACAATGCTTGACGCATTGTGCTTTAGTCTTTTTGGTAAGCCGTTTCGTAACATCAACAAGCCTCAGTTGGTAAACTCCATCAACAAGAAGCAACTTCTGGTTGAGGTGGAATTCCAGTCGGGTCGCAAGTCGTATAAGATTGTGCGCGGCATCAAGCCTAATCTTTTTGAAATCTATGTTGACGGTGACCTGATTAACCAAGACGCCGCCGCTCGTGACTATCAGAAGTATCTCGAAGAATCTATTCTCAAGTTGAACTACAAGTCCTTCACACAGATTGTCATTCTGGGTTCAGCATCGTTTACGCCATTCATGCAGTTGCCATCTGGCACACGCCGTGAGATTATCGAAGACCTACTTGACATTCAAATCTTTACCACTATGAACGTGGTGCTTAGGGATAAGATGAATGAGTTGAAGGATCGATTGCAAGACGCCGACGGTAAGTTGGAAGTTCTAAAGCAGAAGGCCTCAATTCAGAAAGAATATGTTGATACGCTCGAAGCAAATAAAGAAAAGAGGGTCGATGAAATTATCTCACGAATCGAAGAGGGTGAATTGTCCATCGCCAGTTTTCAGGGTCTTATTGCAACTCTCGAAGGCAAGAAGATTACACACGAAGATGCCAAGGCAGCACTCGGAGATCTTGCAACCAAGCAAAAGAAACTCGAATCTTTTAAAACCAAATTTTCCACCCAACTCCGTGAACTCCAGAAGGAGGTGGCATTCTACAACGAGACAGACGAATGTCCGACGTGCCAGCAAGGCATTGCTCACGACCATAAAGAAACCATCGTATCATCCCGACAGGAGAAAATCGAAGAACTATCTACGGGAATGGATAAGTTACAGGAAGAGTTTACAAAACTTGAGGAACTTATCGCGGAAAATGAGACTCTCTCCGAACAAATTTCTGAGTTAAGTGCAGAGATTATCGCAAACAACAACGAAATTATTGTTCAACAAAGACTAATTCAAGCACTCAATCTGGAATTAAATGACATTCAAACTAAGACTGCCGACATTGATGTTGAAAAGACTAAGTTAAAATCTTATGCTAAAGATGTTCTAGAACAGAACGAAGAAAAGGCCAAGTTGAATGAAGAAAAGCATTACATGGATGCTGTCTCCACTCTCCTCAAGGACACTGGTATTAAGACTAAGATTATTCGGCAGTATCTTCCAGTTATCAATAAGTTGGTGAATAAATATCTACAGTCTATGGACTTCTTTGTGCAGTTTAATCTGGATGAGAAGTTTGATGAAACTATCAAGTCTCGACATCGGGACGATTTCAGCTACGCCTCATTCTCAGAAGGTGAAAAACAACGCATCGACCTTGCTCTTCTGTTTACATGGCGGACAATTGCTAAGATGAAGAATAGTGTGGCTACCAATCTTCTAATCTTGGACGAGGTATTTGATAGTTCTCTTGATAATAATGGTACCGATTATGTTATGTCTCTGTTAGATACTATTGGCGAAGACACGAATCTATTCGTTATCAGTCATAAGGGCGACCAACTGTTTGATAAGTTCCGTAGTCTTATTAAGTTTGAAAAGAAAAATAACTATAGCGAAATGGTTGTATGATTTTTAATCAAACAAAAAAGATTTTATTTTTTCATATTCCAAAGACTTCTGGTTCATCAATACGCAAATTATTCTCAGACGGTAAAGATTTAAGAATTGATTATAATATTAAAGATGGCCATCCCTACCATGTAAAACAAAAACATGTTAGAGATTATCTTTCCAAATTTGATCTAACAGATTTTATTGAGTTTACTATTGTCAGAGAACCTCTTGATAGAATTATAAGTATGTATAACTATGGTCGAATTGAAATGTTCGGAGATTTTTATAAATTTGCTTTACATCTTTATACATGTTATAATAATCCAATTACCAATCATTTTTATCATAGTCAATTAGACTGGATAAAAGAACCAATAACTGATAACATAAACATCTTTAAATTTGAAGATGTTGTTAGAAATCTATCGGTACATGAAAGTAAACCACTCAAGAAACCTTTTGCCATTGAACACTTAACTGATAAAGAATATGAATTCTGTATGGATTTTTTATCAGAAGAATATGAGACACTTGGATATAATAGAAAGAAATGATTATGGAATTAATTAAGTTTACTGATCCGACACTCCGGGTTGAGCCAACTACTTTTGATTTTGATAAAGAAGATGCTAAAGATTTGGTAGATAGACTATGGACTAAGTGCCGAGAAACAAAGGGTCTGGGTCTGTCTGCAAATCAAGTGGGCATCGATGCTAAAGTTTTTGTAATGGGTTCAGATGATGACAATCGAAAGAATGTTTTTAATCCCAAGATTGTTTCATGGTCACCAGAAACCAATCTTGCCAAAGAAGGTTGTCTAAGTTATCCTGGTCTGTGGCTTTCTATCAAGCGCCCAGCCGCTATCACTGCCTCATATCAGAACGTAGAAGGTGAATATATAGTAGAAGAGTTCGCGGGATTGCCCGCTAGAATCTTTCAACATGAATATGATCATATGCTTGGATTGAATTTCTCTGACCATGCTTCTGAAATGAAAATGAAGATGGCTATGAAGTCACTAGAAAAACGAGCAAAAAAGTATATTAAAAAATATGTCCAAAACAACCTCTGAATTTACAGTTGACTAATTATTTTTATGTCTATGCGATTATTCCATCTTACTTTACCAGAAAATTTCGTTGATAATGTTTTAGCATTGCGTGGTATAGCTAAGTCTGTTAAACGAAGTAATAAAGGTGGATGGCACAGTGAACGTTGTAATAGAAAAACTTATTCCTGGGCAGAATCAGTTATAGATAATGTTCAAACTGTAGCTGGTGTTACTGGAGATATAACTTGCTGGTATAATATCAATACTGGTAGAGATTATAATGAGTGGCATCATCACGATAGGGGTGCTACCGATGAGATGTGCGGAGTCCTTTATCTGCAAGTTCCAGAAAATGCTGGTCATTTTGAGTATGAGATTGAAAAAGAAATCTTCCAGATTAAACCATATGCTGGGTTGTTATTATTATTTCCTGATGATTTGATGCATCGTGTTTTACCGAACGAAGGTGATGGCGAAAGAGTCTCCATGGCTTTTAATTTTTGGAAAATGTTGAAATGAATATATTTTATCCCCACGAAAGGTATACTAGAAAATATGTCCAACACAACCTATGATTTCGGATTTACATTCGAAGACCCAACCGAAACAGTGGTTCACGTTCGAGAACCATATAATCCTCAAGATGATATAGGTGCCAGCGATCTCAAAAATGAGATTATGGCCAAACTATATGACCTAGAAGCTAGACTTCTTAATGTAGATCAATCAACACTTATATCAGAACATAAGCGGCTGGTCGAAATGGAAGTTTCAGAAAAATTGAAGCAGGTAGAAGATTTAATTTTACCTTTAATGTATAACCTGATGAAAAATCCTGAAAAGGAATACATCCACTGGCCGAATAGGACACCCATAATTGATAACCAAATTGAAAAGATCACCGCAATCACACGATACTATGAACGAGTTTGATGGTCCTTCTAAGGCTAGATACTTTGCGCAACCTGTAGCTACTGTAGTAAATCTATATCTGTGCGGCGAAATTAAAGCCGCTGAAGAATATGTAGAATGGTTCCAGTTATTTCGAGCGGCTGGCGAGACAGATACTATCTACATTCGTATCAACAGCGAAGGTGGCGACCTGTTTGCCGCTCTTCAGATAGTAAGAGCAATTCAAGAATCTAATGCTACTATCGTTTGTTCGGTAGAAGGCATCTGTATGTCGGCTGCAACTCTTATCTTCCTTAGTGCGGACCGCTTTGAACTGTCTGACCACACAATGTTTATGTTCCACAACTATTCGAGTGGCACCATTGGTAAGGGCGGCGAAATGTATGACCAAATCACACACTTCCGTGCATGGTCTGAGAAGTTGTTTGCTTCTTTCTACAAGGATTTTCTGACACCAGAAGAAATCAAATCGATGCTTGATAACAAGGATATCTGGCTTGATGCGGAAGAAGTTGCCAAGCGTTTGAAGAACCGCATCGACGCAGACGCGGAAGAAGAGGCTCCAAAGCCCAAGAAAACTCGAAAAAAAGCCCCTCCTGTATAAATACTACTTGACATTCACTCACGAATCGAGTAGTATATAAATATGATTGGTTTTAAAGAGTTTATAAGTGAGTCGCAAGACAGTGCCGGATTAACTATCTGGGATATTGACGAGACATTGTTCCGTACCAAAGCCCGTGTTCATATCGTCAAAGGCGGTAAGATAATCAAGACACTGGGTAACAAGCAATACAATACATATAATTTACAGCCGGGTGAATCCTTTGACTTTAGCGAGTTTAGGGACGCCCGGCATTTTCGTGACACCAGCGAACCTATCGCTAAAGCGATTCGTAAATTGATTGCAATGCATAAAAATATCAAAGCCCGTGGCAGTAAGATGATTGTTATTACCGCGCGGTCAGATTTTGATGACCGTGATATTTTTCTAGATACATTTCGTCAACAAGGAATTGATATCGATGATATCCATGTTCACCGTGCTGGTAATCTAGGCGCTATGCCGTCTGCTCCAGCTAAGAAAATCTTTATTAAACAATACCTTGATACAGGTAAATTTACTCGCGCCCGTCTCTTTGATGATGCCGTTTCCAATCTCCAGATGTTCAAAGATTTGGCAGATGAATATCCCAACATTAAGTTTGAGCCATTTTTGGCTCATGCCGATGGGTCAATGACACGTTTTTAACTTGACATTACCATCGATTCGTGTATACTAATAATATAAGGAGAATGATTATGTTTAAGTCTGTTATTTCTAGTATTATTGCTGTTAGTGTTCTTGCTACACCTGTGGTGGCAGAGGCACGCGGCCGCGACCATCCACGCACGGAACATCGCCAGCGCGGTTTGAATACCGGCGAAGCGATTGCTCTTGGTGTCGGTGCTTTTATTCTTGGTGCTGCTATTAAAAGCGACAAGAACCGTGACCGAGAAATCGAACGTGAAGTTTATGACCGCGAATATGATTATCACTATCGCGGCCGCGATGCACGTTATCGCTCTGACCGCAACTGCTACGATACTGTTGTTACCTCTTATGACCGTTGGGGTCGCCGTTGGGAACGAGTAGAAACTCGGTGTTTCTGAAACGAATCACTTGACATTTGGTCGCGAATCGACTATAGTAATAATATGATTGATTGATGAGGTTTTGTGATGTCCCAGTTTGCTGAAAAGTCGATTCTCGCCAAGTTGTTGGCGACAGAAAATATCCATGTAGAACACCAGAAGACAAGCACCGCTTACTTCAATCTGGATACCCGCACGGTCGTGCTGCCCATCTTCAAAGAAATGTCGGCTGACCTCTATGACTTGCTGATTGGCCACGAAGTTGGTCACGCTCTTGAAACGCCTGCTGACGGCTGGCACTCCAGCATCTCTGAGAAGGGTTCTGGCTTCAAGTCTTTCCTCAACATCATTGAAGATTCTCGTATCGAACGCAAGATGAAGACTCGTTATCCCGGTCTTCGTCGGTCGTTCTACAATGGTTACCAAGAACTCTTTGAAAAGAATTTCTTCGGTGTCGAAGGTATGGATGTCAATAAGCTAAAATTTATTGACCGCATCAACCTTCACGCCAAGGTCGGTTCGTTTTTGAACGTCAAGTTCTCGGAAGAAGAGCAAGCTATTGTCAATCGTCTTGATGACCTGAACACCTGGGAAGATGTGGTCGCGCTGGCTAGCGAACTCTATGAACGTGCCGAAAATTCGACCGAAGAACTTGACTTCGAACAATTCATGAACGCCCTTGGTGATATCATGGAAGATGGTGACGGTGAATTCGACCCGAGTGCAGACTACGTTGAAGTTCCTAATTCGGACAACTCAGATGACAAGGAAAAGCCACAGACGCCTTCCTCTACGGGTGAGAAATCAGAAGACGAAACAGAAGAGTCTAAGTCTTCATCGTCCGATGATACGGAAGAAAAGTCAGAAGAAAAGTCAGAAGAGAAAGAAGAAGGTTCGTCTGATGGCAGTGAGTCCGATGATACAGAAGAAAGCCCTGAGCCGACTTCGTTCACCGATGAGAACTTTCGCCGGAATGAAGACAGCCTGCTTGATGCAAACGCTCGTGAGACGTTCTATGCCAAGCTACCTGTTCTGAACCCGGCTGATTTTATTGTCGGTATTAACACCGTCGAAAAGATGTTGAAGTTCTCTGTTGGTGGCACCGCACACCGTGCAGGCAAGACTGCTGAACAAGTCAAGATGGAACTCTACAAGGAGTTTCTCGCAAAGAACAGCAAGTACCTCAGTTCAATGGCACAGGACTTTGAACGTAAGAAAAAAGCCAAGTCGCTTATGCGCGCCCAGACTTCCAAGACTGGCCGCATCAACATGGACAAGGTGTGGGCTTACAAAATCACCGAAGACTTGTTCCTTCAGAACACGGTTGTTCCTAACGGTCAGAACCACGGCATGCTTCTGTACCTAGATATGTCGGGTAGCATGTCGTCCAACATGGCTGGTACCATGGAGCAATTAGTTCTTCTTGCTTCGTTCTGCCAGAAAGTTCGTATTCCTTTCGAAGTTTACGGCTTCATTACGAACTCTAGCGCACCACAAACGTATTTCGATACAGTGCGCAGCCGCAATAACTTGTCGGACCCTGCGAACCTGATGATTTCTGACGGTAGTTTCCGTATGCTCCAGCTGGTGGCTACCGGTGTTTCTGGCGGTAAGTTCAAGACCCAGATGGCAAATCTTCTTGCTCTCGGCAATTCTTACAATCGTAGCAATCATGACCTTTATCTAGATGGTACCGCTGCTAATTCTTTTGGTCTTGGTAGCACTCCACTAGAAGAAGCCATTCTGCTTGGCCGTTACATCGCCGAGGATTTCAAAAACCGCAATCGGGTTGAAGTTCTTTCGTCGGTATTCTTGACAGATGGTGACGGTGATTGTAGCTTTGAAACCGTCGGTCACAATCACAATGATTATAGCCGTAAGAACCTAGCTATTGTTGACTCTAAGACTCGTCGCACCTTTTTGCAGCAATATGACGGTGTTAGCTACCGCAGCAAGTCTTATTGTAAGGCTCTTTTAGACCTGTATCGTGAGACCACTGGTTCGCGGATGATTAACTTTTACCTGATGGGTTCTTATGACCTCAAGTATTTCTTGGCTCGTTCGCTCGTCCCTAGCACAGTCAGTGAGGCGACCCGCAAGGCTTTCAAGAAGGAAGGTGCGGCACTTCTCAAGGACACCAATGGCTTTGATGACCAGTTTCTTATTAAAGCTGGCAGCAGCCTGCAAATCAAGGAAGATACTCTGACTGTAGACTCCAACGATAAGAAGGAACTGACCAAGGCGTTCAAGGCCTTTCAAGATAAGAAATCTATCGGTCGTGTGATACTGACCAAGATGGTCGAAGCGGTAGCATAAAATTACCGCTTGACTTCTCCATCGATTCTGCTATTATAAAATAGTAGACAGAAGAGAGAAAGTAATTCGTTATTAATACTGTTGATACAAAAGGCATTTTGTTCTTGACATTTGGTCGCGAATCGTCTATAGTAAATAATGTGATTGATGATGTTTGTTTGTGAAAAAGGTGATTTTATTATGATTAATACCCGTGAAGACATGTTGTCTGCCCTTCGTGCCGTCGATACAAATGGTGGTGTCTTTCGAAAGAAAGATGTTATCGCCGTGTCCAATTCTCTTGGACTCAAGAGCCGAATTGCTGACAAGATTATGGAAGAGGGCGAGAAGATTTCTCGTGGCGTTTACGAT